GATGAAGAAGGAGAAGGATGGAAACAAAAGGTGCAATCAATTACGGTAGAGGTATTACAACAGCTGCAAAAGATATAGTGGGCGATAATAGATTTAGACTTAGTGCAGGAGGCGAAGGGTTAGATACAGCTACTGACTTAACAAGTGCATCTATTCTTGCAAACCGAGCAAAAAGCTTAGAAACAAAAAATCCTATCTACGCACCAATCATGCAAGTATCAAAGCAACAAGGTAAAGGTAAAGGATTAGGAACACTTGAAGGAGAAAAATACGGAAACAAAGAATTTATTAAATACCAAGTGGGTGATTATGATGAAGCATTTAATATTGTTCAATCATTACCAGAGTTTCAAATAGGAGCTAATGCAACAACAAAACAATTGAACGATGCAGGTAAAATATACGCACAGATAGTTAACGGTAATGATGATGTTCTTAAAGTAGCTTTAAATAATTTTTATGATACGGGGACATACGGAACAATAGGATATAAAATTAGAAAAGCAGCTCTTTCAGATATTAATGATTCAAAGGCTTGGACTCAATTTGGACAACAACACCCCCTAAGAAAAGGAAATTCTCTTAACAAAGCTAGAAGATTAAATAAAGCAATAGCATTAATTGAAGACTATAAAAAAAATAATCCTAACTCCTCGGGTATAGAAATAAATTTTAACAAATTAGAAGAAATACTAGGAGACCATAAAGAATACTCAGCTGTATTTAGAGAGGCAACTCCTGAGTCTTTAGAAAAATTAAGAAAGTCAAAGGGAGGTACTTTTAAAAATGCAACAGACGCTGAACTTAAAAGTTTGTTTGTTCAACAAAAATATCAAGGAGAGTTTCAGGCTATACAACAATACTTAAATGATACTGACATGCCTTTAGCAAGATCTTTTTCATTAAGAAAAGGTGCAAAAGGAACGGATAAAAGAGTAAAACTTAATTTAAATCCAACTCAACAAGCAAACTTTGTAGCAAAAAGAAATGAAATTAATAAAGCTATAGACAATTTACAAGATGTTCCAATTAGAGGTGAGGTAGCAAAAGATTGGCTTCGAATGACGACCGAAAGGATGCGAGCTAATTATATGAATGAGGCTCAAATTATGGAGCAAGTAAATAATATAGATGCAAATAAATTAGCGCAGCTTTTGTTAAAAAGAGAAAAAGCTAATATGATAGCGAAAAATTTCGAAGATGAATACAAAGATATAGCAAAAGTTTTTGGTGGCGATTTTGATCCTCAAATGGTTGAGTTTCAAATAGGGCATATAAAGGCATTGGAAGATAGTATTAATACATCTTTAGATATGGAAAACTTAATGATCCAAACTGCGAGATCTAACCAATTAGATAACGATGTAAGAAATTATGTAAAAGGCAAAATTAATCAAATAAATGAAAAAATGCAAGCAGGCGTAACACAAGAGAATGTAAAAGGACTCACAGATTTAATTGATGACTTAAAACAAATAGACGAGATCGCAGCTAATGAAGGTGTGCTAACAAATATTAAAGGGATGACTTTTGGAGATAAAAGTTTACAAAAGTCAAAATCTGTTTTTTCAGGAGATGAAGAGTTATTTATGGCAGACGGAGGTTATGTAGGAGACATGATACCAGTAAAAGCATCAACTGGATTTTTTGCAAGAATGTTTGGTAAGCCGCCAGCTTTTAGAAAAGAAGGCATGGACGTTCAAGACATCACAACACCGACAAAAAAACAACAAGCTACACTTGAGTCTTTGTATCCTGGAGTAGCGTTTCCTGAAACATATCCTGGTGAAGTATTTTTCTCGAACCTAGAATTATCTTTAGCAAAAAGAAACGCACCAAAATTATTTGCGACTGACAAAGAATTTTATGACTACATAAATAGACAAGGAGTTGGTGTCGATGAGTTAGACGATGCAAAAGTTTCAAATTACGTAATTCAAAGAGCAAAAGAAGGACAACCAATATTATCAGATGATGTAATTTCTATCGCACAACAATCACCTCTCAGAAATATTTACATAGATGCTTATGGTTTTAGATCTGACAAAATAAACATAGCACCAAAAAATAAGTTTGATAGAACTGGAGCGTTAGTACAAACAGCTGGTCAGGGAGTAAGTAAAAATCCGTCATATAGTAATACAGGATTGAAAGACGGATACATTGACGGTTCATATAGAGAAAGAGTTTTAAGATTACCAAAAGATTCTCTTCGAGGTGATCCAGGCACCATACCTGGTGGTAGGTCTCCTCACACTTTTGGTAGAGATGTAGGTGATGAAAATGGTATTTATACAATTGGTTGGACAAGACAAACAGACAGACCAGCATTTATTTTACCAGGACAGACAGTAAACAAAGAAACTGGAGAAATAATTATACCACCTCAAGTAGCGGACAGAACACAACTTACAAACATCGAAGATAAGATTACAAAACTATTTGAAGACCCTATCACTAATTTAAGATTAGTAGATGGTCAGTTTGATCCTGACCAAGCAGCACTCGTAACACAACAAGTAAATAATTTAGTACGAAAAACAGATGGCAAGATAGATGCCGACAAAGCGTATACAATTTTATTAACGCAGGCTAAACAAAAACAAAATCAAATAAAAAAACTACAAAACGATTACAACACTGAAAAAGATAGACTAGATAACTTTGTACCTGCACAGAGACAAGATGTTGTAGCAACGGTAATTGATGAGGCACAATCTGATATCATGCAGAATGCTAATAGAAAAGCAAGAGAGCTGGCACTACGATTAGATGTTATGGCTGAAAATAACATTCCTTTAGATCAAGTAAGAGATAAAGAACTGTTAGAATATTTTAAACAAACAGGCGGCATAGCAAGACCAGTTGGTAAAACTAAAGAAGAACTTAAAAATCAATTCGAAGAATTAAAAAGATTTAATGAAATATTAAAAAATTTATCTGAAACACCACCTTACGCTATTACACCAACAGCGATTAATGCATATAGAGATCAAGTAAAAAATAGACAGACAGCTATTATAGACGAGATGGCTGAAAACATTTCTAAGGATTTGATGGAACAATTGTATCCAGACGTACCATTAAAAGACAGAGTTCAATATTTAGATGCATTATTTAAACAGTCTGTGGCTGAAGCGGCTCACAGAAAGTTTATAGAAAAAGATCCAAATGCACCAAACTTTATTGGTGTTATGGGAGGTAAACAAGTAACGAGTTCCTATAGTCAGGAGGGATCAACATCTACTGCACCAGAGATAATCGCTGACGATAAAAAATTAAGAATTAAAAACTTTAAAAGAAAAATTGAGGAAGGTGAAGAAACAGCTACAATTGAACCATCAAGGTTTCCAGGTGTGGGCACTTATGAATTTTACGGAGGCCCAGAAGCTACAGATGCAGCAGGTAAACATTACACAGGCGCTGCAGAATCAATTATGAATAAAATAGCACAAGAATATGGATCTAAGTTACAGATTTTAAATGTATCCACAGGGCAAATTAGAAGAAGTGAGGTCTATCAAGTAATAGATCAAGATACTTTAGAAGTATTAGGGGCAGGAGAAACATACAGACAAGCTGAAAATATAGCTAATGATTTAGTTGAAAATCAGGGCGGAAGGTATAGAATAAAGCGTAGTGAAGAAAGGAGTTTTCAATCAGAGCCAATTTATGGTTTCGAATTAACTCCACAAATGCTACAATTGTTTAAAATATATAAGTAATGGCAGTAGAAAAACCTATAGGAAACGAAGATGTAATCATGAACGCAGCAACGCCTGTAGACGTAGAGCTGTTGCCTGAAGACAATCCCAATGTGCAAATGATGGATGATGGATCTGCTGTTATAGGCGAAGATCCCGCTCAACCACAAATAGAGTTTGGCTCAAACCTTGCAGAGTTTATGACAGAAGATGACTTGATGAATGTATCAAGTGAGCTGTTAGGTAAATTTGAAGATGATAAAAGTTCAAGAAAAGACTGGGAAGAAACTTACACGAAAGGACTAGATTTATTAGGATTTAAGTACGATGAGAGATCTCAACCATTTCAAGGTGCAAGTGGTGTAACACATCCTGTTTTAGCAGAAGCTGTCACACAGTTTCAAGCGCAAGCGTATAGAGAATTGTTACCTGCAGGCGGACCTGTTAGAACGCAGATAATCGGTAAAGAAGATTTACCAAAACAACAACAGGCTGAAAGAGTGCAAGAATTTATGAATTATCAAATTATGCACGTCATGGAGGAGTATGACCCAGAGCTTGATCAAATGCTTTTTCATTTACCTTTAGCAGGATCAGCATTTAAAAAAGTATATTTAGATAATAATTTAGGCAGACCAGTTTCTAAATTTGTACCTGCAGATGATCTTGTTGTCCCTTACACTGCAACTGATTTACAATCATCTGAAAGAGTTACACACATAATTAAAAGAAGTTTAAATGAAGTCAAAAAGATGACTGTATCTGGTTTTTATAGAGACATAGATCTACAGGTTTCGACAGAAGAGGATAGAGTTCTTGACAAAGAAAGAGATTTATCTGGTGTTTCAAAAACAGGATACGAAGACGACAATTACACATTACTAGAAATTCACACTGATTTAGATTTACCAGGATTTGAAAATGATTCAGGTATTAAGTTGCCTTACATAGTAACAATAGATGAAGGTAGTGGAAAAGTTTTATCTGTGTACAGAAACTATAGACAGAACGATCCACTCTTTAGAAAAGACCAATATTTTGTACACTTTAAATTTTTACCAGGTTTAGGATTTTATGGTTTTGGTTTAGTGCATATGCTTGGTGGTTTATCTAGAACTGCTACAGCAGCTTTACGACAATTAATTGATGCAGGTACTTTAGCTAACTTACCTGCTGGATTTAAAGCAAGAGGATTACGTATTCGTGACGATGACAATCCTTTACAACCAGGTGAGTTTAGAGATGTTGATGCACCAAGTGGTGATCTACGTGCAGGTCTGTTGCCTTTACCTTACAAAGAGCCAAGTCAAACTTTATTCTCTTTATTAGGATTTGTCGTGCAAACAGCTACAAGATTTGCAACAGTAGCCGATCAAAAAATAGGTGAAAACTTAGGATCTAATGCACCTGTAGGAACAACCATGGCTATGATGGAACGTGGCACAAAAGTCATGAGTGCAATACACAAAAGATTACATTATGCACAAAAAATAGAGTTTCAATTACTCTCACAGATATTTGCAGAGTTTTTACCGAGCATGTATCCATATGAAGTTGAGGGTGGTCCACCACAAATTAAGCAACAGGATTTTGACGGCAGAGTAGACATACTACCAGTATCAGATCCAAATATTTTTTCTGTGGCGCAAAGAGTGGTTATGGCTCAAACACAATTACAATTAGCACAGAGCAATCCAAGATCACATAATTTATACGAGGCGTATAGAAGGATGTACACAGCTTTAGGTGTTACAGATGTAAATGCTATTTTACCACCACCACAACAACCATCTCCTACTGATCCAGGTTTAGAAAATGCTATGTCCTTAAAAGCAAGACCATTAAAAGCTTTTCCACAACAAAATCATGATGCACACATAAACGCACATAGAGCATTTATGTCATCAGCATTAGTAAAATCAAATCCTGTGGTCATGTCAATTTTATCATCACATATCTTTGAACACACAGCATTACAGGCAAGAGAGATTGTAACACAAAAATATGCAGAGCAAGTACAACAATTACAAGCTCAAATACAGCAAATGGCGGCACCTGAACAAGAACAAGAGATACAAGCACAGATACAACAACTACAAACGCAAATAGAATCTGAAATTGCTGAACTAATTAATCAAACTACCACACAAATGATTACAGAAGAGCAAGAAGCACTGTCTGCTGACACAGATGATCCGCTAATTAGACTAAAAGAACAAGAATTACAGCTACGTGCAATGGAAATGCAACGTAAAGATGAAGAATTAGACAAAAAATTAAACGTAGAACGTGAAAGAATACAATCTGGTAAGGAAATAGCGCAAGATCGTATCGATTCACAAGAAGATATTGCGCAACTTCGTGCAAATGTTAACCTTTCTAAGCAAAAACAGTGAAAAAAAGCGAAAGAAAAGTCGCAAAAGTGATGCGTGAGTTCAAAAAGCGCAAATTAAAGATAGGCAAAAGCAAAAAAAAGGTTAAATCTAGAAAACAAGCGATAGCAATCGCTCTAAACGAGGCAGGAATATCTAAAAATGGCAAACGCAGAAGAAAAACTAGCTGATTACTTTGATAAGCTAATGATGATATCAAAAAATACTGGCAATTCACCAGAAGATAGTTTACTTTTGGCAGGTGCAATGATGGCTGTAGCAAAAGTCATCT